TTGCATGTGCAAGCTTCCTACAGCCCGAAGGCTAAGGGTTTATAGGATCCCCCAACGGAGGTCCTGACCCTTTGCGACAACATAGCCGCCTATCTTGCGGATGTTCACAAATGGTACACGTTCAGTCTTTGTAAATTCATCTCTGCTCCACGCTTGTAAGCGTTCGCAGTAACGAATATACTCAAATTGGCGTTTTCTTTTTCTATAACGAAAGTTATTGAAATGGAAATAGTACAATCCATGGACATCCCTAGTAACCTTGGAAAAGTTTCCAGGGTAACATAGAGAGAACCGCTTCATATCATGACTGATATGAATACCGGCATCATCAGGATAGTCATTAGGCACCACCTTTTTCAAGATGGAAAACCTAGTGAATAGTGAGTCAATGTAGCGGAATACGTGTTTTCCATAGAAATAGGAAAGCTCTCCGAAGTACAAAAAGTACTTCTTTAAAAGAGCGTTCGTAACTATGTAAAGCCACGATTCCATATGCATTCGCCCACTCGCTGCTGGCCTTTTTATACAAAATGGCCTTACGTCATAACCTGAGAGGTAGTCACCTCCACAGGATTCGCGAAAGTTGTCGGACGGATGGTAAAAACTTTTTTCAAAATTTACCATGAAACCGACCGATGTGCATGACTTCATAAAGAGGTCTGCACAAACAGTTGGTACTATACAGTCATCACCAAAAACAGAGACGTCCCTTTCACTTTGAAAATCATAGTGCAAGGAATTATCAGTGTTTTTGTGAGTATGTATGGAACCAATAGCTAACGCGTAAAAGACGAGGGTCTCGATAGGGAACGTTGTTGCATTCCCCATAGTACTAAACATGTTAAGTGTCTCTTTAAAGGAGTTCATTCTTAAAGAGGTACACCGAACAGTGTCTAGTAATCGAAACCAAGTCTTAGGTAATAAAAACCTAAGCAACTCGATCGATACACAGTCTGATGCAGATGAAAAATCTATAGTGGCCAAACGGCCATTTTTAGAACCTTCACGCGCAAGAGACTTATGAATATCGGGAAGAGTTGACACGTCGAGACCAATACTAGCAAGTCGATTATACATAGAGTGCATAAGACCCTGCTGGAGATACATATTTCCAGTGGGTTCTATAGCAATCATGCGATCGATTTTGTTAGTCTTGGGAACAGTTGTCGCACGCGACGCCTCTACTTCTTCGAAGATTGAATCAAACTGATTCGTGCTATTGAAGATTTCTATAGCATCGCATAACTGATAGTTATGCAACATCGCCGAAGAGAAAAGAGGTCTAGCCTTTGCAGTTATCGTGATGGGAAACATGGATTTAGCTTCAGTTGACGTATCAGAAAATGATACACCTTGTGAAGTCCCGCCCGAGTTTTTGCAATTTGCAAAAAATTCGGAATTTCCCAGTGGCGTAAGTATAGAATGACAAACAGCACGTGCTCGTAAGAGCACACGTTGGAGATCAGGCATACTAGCCAGTACACGTGGCGCATCAAGAGATGGAAAATCCATTTGTTGATTAGCCATGTGCACGTTGACACCTCGAAATTTGCGGAAAGCTTTTTCCCGCAAATCCGAGTCGTCCAAGCAGAACTTGAACTTCTTAGTGAAGTCCAAGTTTTGCCGCTCACGTATATAAGCTGCTATAGGCGCTGGGGTCTCAAGCATGGGACCCCTCAAGTCGCGAACAGATAATTGATGGATTGTTTTTACAATCTTATCAATGTCGGCGGGGGATATCTTTCCCCGCCTAGGTAGAACATTTTTAATTTTAGTTTTCATAGGAGTTTCCTAGTAAAGATTAAAATGAGACTTCCGCAGAAAGGAAGAAAGCACTAAGTCATAGTGCGATCTTTCCAGAATGCAGCGAAGTCGGTGTTACCAAGCAATTGCGCACCGGTTAGCATAAGATCTAAACGGTCGGCCTCTGTAGTTTCAGGGTCGACCGATAGACTAATTCTAAGCGAGTTCGTTGTTTTTGCATCGTTTGCCAAAGTTAATGGCACACGAACAATCAACGAAGAGCGTTCTTGCGTGGTACCACCGGGGGCTCCCGAAGAAGCCTGGTGTTCCACTGATTCAAAAGATATAGTATTACGATTAAGGGAAGTCCCTCCACCGTAATGAATATCATGTTGTTTCAAGGAATCACCAAGCGACTTCAAAGTCTCTGATGTTCCACCTGTTACCGCACCAATTGCGGTTGCGTCCATCTTAATGATGGCATTTGAAATAGGCATGGTTTTGCCCTCCAGTTAGTGACCTCGTAAGTTCTGAATAATCAGAGCAATAAGGTCAGTGATTCTAGTAGCAGAAGACACAAGTCCACCTATATCTATAGGGGGAAGCGTATCTTCTACCGATGGTATCCAAGGAGTCCGAATATATTCGAAGTGTTTGTTAAACACTTCGTCGGAGTCTAAGGATAGGATCTCATAGAAATCATGATCAGTAAAGGTCACGCGAACATCGCGTGAGTCTTTCCTAACTGTGAAACCTGCAAGAAATTCTACACTGGGGTCAGCTATGGCCGTCAAACCTCTTATCATAGAGGAAATATCGAAAAATCGATCGATCATGAAGGACAGTGGCACTAATTGCCAAAGTCCGACAGGAAGATCTTTAAGTCGAAGGCCAAATGTGTATCTTAAGCCGTTTACCGGATTAGATACCTCATAGATGACACCCGAAGAGTCCTCGATGATGTGCGTGAACACCTGCTCAGAATGAGCAGAGCCACTAACAACATCTTCCGACACTTTCTCAGAGACAGAAAAAAAGCCACGCGAAATTCTGCGTGTCTTGGAAGTTCTGTCTCCAGTTGCAAGACCTTCCATCACATTGATCGTAGAACGAACAAGTGGTAGAAAGGCAAAGCGCCACGTTAGCCAAAGACCCGCAAGGGCTTTGGGCAACGTGATGCCGCGCCGTCGAGCAACGCGTCTCCCCTCTTTATTAAATTGGGAAGACAACGCATATATAGAAGAGAAAGGTGATCTCAAGAAACCTAAGGTTTCTTTGATTTCGCCAATGTCCTCTATCATCTCATAGGGAGTCTGATCGACATTAGCCAGTGCTTTAAACTGACTAGTTGAAGATACAGTTCCAAAGAGATCGCGTGGGAAAACTGCCGTTGGACTCAATATTGATAGAAAATAACGGCAGGGCGAACCCGTTACCGTCCTATACAAGCCAGCTGGATACCAATGTTCTCGAAAAGTTACCTTTCCTCCTCCATTCATTGTACCCTTCGCTTCCTCATAATCACAAGGATTGTTTATGATCTCACCCTCTCGTACGCGCTTAGCGTAGTTGAGGGTGACTTCATCGGTCATGGATCTAGACCGAAAAGACGAGGTAAACGAAAATGTCGTATCAAGGCTAGGATCCCAGCTATAGGAATGAGTTCCTTGGCTGGTACTAGTCGGATCGACATTAGTGCGTAAGCGTGACATAGATTTTTCTCCAAAAGAGTGTGTAAAGATCC